TAGAAGGTAAGACAGGTAGAATGTTACCTGCTGATTATGATCCATCAGTAGACTCTATTGTGTCTGGTAGTGTAGTAGAAATGCGTGAATATCAAAACGCTGCAGGTCATACAATCATGATACCTTTTATTGATGGTGTACCTCAGACTGTAATACCTGAAGGGTATTTCCCTGTAGGATCTGTTCCTGTTACTGTTGCTCCAACAGAATCACAACCTTCTGGTGGTGGATCAAGAGATGATGATGAACGAGAGCCTCCAGAGCCTTTCAATTACAAAGAACTTACTATTGATGAATTAACAGAAGAAGTTAAGAACTTAAATAAGACACCAACCTTTATGGGTACTAACTTATTTACTGGTATAGTTGCTTTTGCACAAGCAAGACACAGAAATAAAACAATAGAAGAAATAGAAAGAAGATTAAACGAAGAATCAAGCTTCAACAATCCTAACGATCCTACAGGTGGTAGTTTACCAATATATGAAAGAGAGTATTTAGAAAACCTTTTAGAGGTAGCTAAAGCCCCAGCTAAAAAAGGAGTGCTTGGTAAAACTATTGATAAGATACTAGGTAAAGAAACAGAAGAGCCTGACTTACCTAACTTAGATGAGCCTACTTATGGTGAACTACCCAGTATTACTGAAGTAGGACAGGCTCAAGTAGTAGAGCCTTATAAGCCAGAAACATCAGCAACTGCTACTCCATCAAGAGTAAAGTCAGCAGCAGAACAAATACAGGATAGTATACAGGACAAAGCAGATAGAGACTTTATCGAAGAAGCTAAAGAAGAATCAAGAAAAACTGTTACACCACCAACTGCAACTGAAACACTACGTGCAGAAACAACTGCTGCTGCTGCAGATAAGATTCAAGAAGCAAGAGATAGGGCAGACGATATAACTAGAATTGCACAAGAAACAGGCTCAAGCATAGCAGAAGTTGGCAGAGACATTGCACCCTCTGATGAAGAAGAAGATCCTGACTATGGTGATCCAAGAAGAGGTGGCGCACCCACACCAGTAAGAGGTGGTGGAGGCCGTAACAAAGGCGGCTTGATGAAAGGTAAAAAGAAAAAAGCTACTAGAAAGAAAAAATAATCCGAATAACTATAAGGCCACTCAGCTACGGCTGACCCCATCATAAAAGGAGAAATAATATGGCTGAAGCAAACCCAATGGTAAAACCTAATGTCCCAAGAGTAATGATGGGCAGAGGTGGATACCTAAGTAATGAAGAACGTATTAAAAAGGATGAAGCTGAATTTGAGGCTATGAAGAAAGCAGCTTTAGGTATAACAGATGAAGAAAGTACTGAAGATAAACCCAGTAGCGAAGAGCCTGAAGCTAAACCAGTACAGGCAGAGAGTAATACCGAACAAAAAGAAGAACCAAAAGCAGAAGCACAAGAAGATGACTCTGAGTTAAGTACTGAAGAAAAAAACTTCAAGAAGCGTTATGGTGATTTACGTAGACACTCTCAAAAGAAAGAAGAAGAGTTCAATGCTAAAATAGCAGCACTAGAAGCAAAACTAGATAAAGCATCTAAACAAGAACTTGTACTTCCTAAGTCTGATGAAGAACTAGAAGCATGGGCTAAAAAGTATCCTGATGTTGCAGGTATTGTAGAAGCTATTGCAGCTAGAGAAGCAGACAAGAAAGCATCTGATCTAAATGATCGTATGGCTGAGTTTGAGGAACTACGGCATCCTGACTTTGCACAAATACGTGAGGATGATGCATTCCACAAATGGGCAGAGCAACAACCTAAGTGGGTACAAGATGCTCTGTATGAGAATACTGAAGATGCTAAGTCAGTAGCACGTGTAATTGATCTATATAAAGTAGACACAGGAATAACAACTAAGAAAACAAGTAATGACAAAGCAGCAGCTTCTTCAGTTAAGACAAAAGGCGCAGCTAAACCAGAGCCAGATGAAGCAAGTAAATACATCAAAGAATCAGATGTAGCTGCAATGTCTATTAGAGAATACGAAAAGCGTCAGGAAGAAATACTAGATGCTCAACGTAACGGAAGATTTATTTACGATATGTCAAGAAAATAGTTGACAAACTATATATTGTAGATAAAACTATAGCGTATACACAACAGTTAATGTGTGTATGCTTAATCAAGCACTAGCCACACAACAAGACTTACCTCAGAGTATAGGCCCAGCGCAGAGAGAAAGCGCATTCTCAAAGCAAAGCTGACTACCCTAATACAAAGAGCCTCTTCGGGTGGATATGTAGTGTACTAACTTCACGCCATATCTATAAGGAGATTTTAACTATGGCTATTACATCAGCAAGCGGAGGCTTTACAGGCAACTTCAGCCCGATAATGTACTCCAAACAAGCACAGATTGCTTTACGAAAAGCAGCAGTTGCTAACGCAATTACAAACAACTCCTACTTTGGAGAGATTGCAAATCAGGGTGACGTTGTACGCATCCAAAAAGAACCAGACGTAACTGTAAACGCATTACAGCGTCATACAGCTATTTCTGTAGAGAAGTTATCAGACGAAGACTTCTCACTCACCATTGACAAAGCTAACTACTTTGCTTTCAAAATGGATGACATCGAAGAGCAATTCTCACACGTAGACTTCGTATCTTTGGCTGCAGACAGAGCAGCATATAAGATGGCTGACTCTATGGATGCAGATGTTCTTTCATATATGTCAGGTCACACAACAGCAGGTGTTCTTATTTCATCAACATCTGGTGACGCATCACACCAAACAGCAGGTGATCTAACTGGTGAATTTTTAACTGCTAACCACCTAACTATCGGTGACATGAATAACATCACAACTGCTGACTCAGGCGGTACAGGTGACTCTATTCCGTTAGCTATTAGACTACCAGGAATCACATCTATCCCAACAACTACTGCTTCTCCGTTGCAACTTATTGCACGTATGGCACGTCAGATGGATACAAATAATGTTGATTCACGTGGACGTTGGATTGTTGTTGATCCTATCTTTATCGAAATGCTAAAAGATGAAGATTCACGTTTGATGAATGCTGACTTTGGTGGCAATGGTGAGCTAATGAATGGCTTGGTTGCAAACAACATTCACGGTTTCAAAGTGTATGTTTCTAACAACCTACCTTCAGCAGGAACTGGACCAGGCACATCTGGAACAACAGGTCAAGACGACAACTATGGTGTTATTCTTGCAGGTCAAGAAGAAGCTGTTGCTTCTGCAGAGCAGATCAACAAGGTTGAGAACTACCGTGATCCAGACTCATTTGCAGACATTGTACGTGGTATGCACCTATATGGACGTAAGATCCTACGCCCAGAGGCATTGGTGTCAGCACGATACAACGCTGCTTAATCAAGTTAAAATTAGAGGCTGGCTATATGCTGGCCTCTTTGCACATCAATTTTATATAAGGACATCTCCAAATGGCGATAACAACGGCAATGTGCAACAGCTTCAAGGAAGAGCTACTTGGAGGTGTGCATGATTTAGATACAGATACTTTAAATATTGCTCTAATTAAAGCTTCACCTACAGGAACGTATGGTGCAGCTACAACTAACTATTCAGACGTAACTGGCAACTCTGATGAAGCATCAGGTACAGGATACTCTGCAGGTGGTCAGGCATTAGATTCCGCAACAATAACTTTGTCAGGCAGTACTGCATTTGTTGATTTTGCAGATGAAGTTTTTTCTACTTTGACAATTTCTGCAGATGGTGCAATCATATATAATGCATCACAAGGAAACAAAGCTGTGGCAGTATTTGATTTTGGAAGTACCGTTACAGCAACTAATGGTGATTTTACTGTAGTATTTCCAACAGCAGACGCATCAAACGCAGTTATCAGAATAACATAAAAAGGCTTAACTAATGGCTTTCGTATTAAAAGATCGTGTAAAAGAAAGTACTACTACAACTGGCACAGGTGCAATAAGTTTAGGTGGTGCTTCTGCTACATTTGATGCATTTCAAACTTATATGTCAAATGGAGACACGACTTATTATACTATTGTTCATAAAACAGCAGGAACAGATGAATGGGAAGTAGGTATAGGTACTTGGAATACAGGTAATACACTTACTCGTACAACTGTTCTTGCTGGCTCTAATGGTGCTTCAGCAGTAGATTTTTCTTCTGGTGATAAAGATATTTTTATAACATATCCTGCAGATAAAGCAGTATTTAAAGACGCAAGTGGAAATTTGTCAGATGTGTCACTAAGTAATTTTGATACTGATGATTTATCTGAAGGAGCTACAAATTTATACCTAACCTCCGCACTAAAAACAAAACTAGAGGGTGTGGAAACAGGAGCTACAGCAGATCAAACTGACGCAGAAATAAAAACTGCTGTAGAGGCTAGTACTGATATAGCACTTGCTGGTAATCCTACAACTACTACACAAGCGGCAGGAAATAATACAACTCGTATTGCTACTACTGCTTTTGTACAGGCTGCTACTGCCGCTTTAGTAGATTCTGCCCCTTCTACATTAGACACTCTTAATGAATTAGCTGCAGCACTTGGAGATGATCCTAACTTTGCTACAACTACTTCTAACAGTATTGGTACTAAATTATCAAAAGCTGGTGGAGAAATGACAGGTAATATTACTATGTCAGGATCTCAAACTGTAGATGGTCGTGATTTATCTGTAGATGGTAGCAAATTAGATAACATAGAAGCCAATGCAGACGTAACTGATAGTGCTAATGTTGGAACATCTCTAACAGGATTTTCAACTGCTACCTCTTTTACAGGCAGTGACATTATACCTGTGTATGATGCATCAGCAACTTCATGGGTTAAAGGAACAATTACTAATGCAGCATTAGCTGGTCCGACAGGACCGACAGGACCGACAGGTCCAACAGGTCCAACAGGCAGTACTGGCCCTGCAGGTGCAGATGGTACCGATGGTGCTACAGGTCCAACAGGTCCAACAGGACCAACAGGCAGTGCAGGTCCGCCTGGTCCAGCAGGACCAACAGGAAGCACAGGACCAACAGGAAGCACAGGACCAGTAGGTCCGCCTGGCTCCACAGGACCAGCAGGTCCGCCTGGCCCCACAGGACCAACAGGCTCAACTGGCCCTACAGGTCCAACTGGTCCGACAGGTCCAACTGGTCCAGCAGGTCCAAACACAATAGCTGATTATGTTTATCACAGTGGTGATAGCGATACCTACTTTGGGTTTAATGGAACAAACAGCTGGAAATGTCGTGTAGGTGGTTCTGACGAAATCACAGTTAACACCACAGGCGTCCGTCTAGGCGACACTGGCAACGGCTACTTTCAACCAGTCTCAGGCAACTATGGCTCTATTCAAGTTGATGGTGGAGCGCATGGCGGCTACGAAGGTTATTCGATTGGTGGACGTGCTGTTTTTATGCACGACAATGCCAGTGGCATGGGTCTTTATAATGATGTCGACAATCACTGGTTTATCTTTAGCTCAAGAAATGCCCAAACTCAGCTTTATTATGACAACACAAATAGATTTCAGACAACTAGCACAGGCGCACAAGTAAACGGAAACTTAACGGTAACAGGTACGATTTCTAGTTCTAGTTCAGGAGGCGGTGGTGTTGCTTATTTTGCAAACATTGATGGTACTGGAACGGTTAACCTTAGAACTTCTGACGGAATAAGCAGCGTAACTGACCTTGCAGTTGGAGTATATAGACCAAACTTATCACCAACACTATCTAGTTCAGACCACGCACCAGTTAGCGGAGGCAACTCTTCCGTTGGCAACTTTTGGCAGTGTTGGGGTAGTACCATTGCTTTTACAAGCACAACTGATTTTCGGATTTATTGTGCCGCACAAGGTACGACAGGCTCAAGTCTTGGTGACTGGGATATTGTTACAGTTATAGGAAATGAGTAATGGCAAAACCTCAGTATAGAATAGTTTACGAAAACCCTGACCATCCAGAAGAACCTGCCAGTGTAGTTATTCCTGCTCCAGAGTGGCTTGATAGAGCTATGAGCGGTCAACTGCCCCCAATCTGGGTTTTATGGCAGCTGCAGGATGATGAGCAAAAAGCTATAGATGAAGGCTGGCATTCACGAGATTTTACTCACGATTTAGAAAAGTGGAAACTCCAAGAAACTGCTCCAAGAATACCACCTCTCACTGAGGAACAGGCAATGGAATATTTAGCTATGATTACTGTTCCACGCAAAGTTTGGTCACAACAGCATAACCGCCCAATGATGCGTATTTGCAAAACCGAATACGTTCCAAGTGATAGAACTTTTAGAAATGCATGGAGTGTCAACTAATGGCAGAAGAAGAATTTATACACGCAAACGATGTAATCGATGCACAACCAGAAATGGAAATACCACAGACAATTGAAGCTCCTAATATGGTTATGATTGGAGCTACTGAATATTCGGTAGAAGACTATACAATACCGGCCGAAAGAACATTTAGAGAGGCTTGGGAAGCACCTGAAGGTGAGGTAATTGGTATTGATATGTCAAAAGCCAGAGATGTTTGGCGTGATAAAATACGCCTTGCAAGAGAGCCACATTTACCAGAGTTAGATGCTGCATTTATGAAGGCATTAGAGGCTGGAAATACAACTGAACAAACATCTATTGCGGCACAAAAACAAGCGTGGCGTGACGCTCCTGCCCACCCAGATATTGATGCAGCAACTACATTAGAAGAGTTAAAAGCTGTTCAACCAATATCGGGTGTCACAATAGAGTAAAATAAATGTTAGGCTTTAGTGCTTTATCGGCTGATGCTTTATCTTCACCTGGTGCAGATAGTGCTTCCGTTGAGTTATCGTCTCAGTTAATAAATACTACAGTTAATGCTTTTAGTAGTATTGATCTAACAGCTAGTATATCTGTTACTGGGGTATCCTCAAGCCTAAGTCTTAATAGTTCTACTCCTACTGCAGAAGCAAACGTAACACAACCTGCTGTATCTGCATCCTTTACAGCTAACACTCTTAGCTTCAATGCAGATGCAAATCAAACCCTTACTGCTGTTACATCTACTACAGCACTCAATAATTTTACTTTTACTCTTACAGCTTCTAAAGAACTTACAGCAACATCAGCTTCTTTTACTGTAAACAGTATAAACTTTATTGCTGAAGCTAATGTAACACTGAGTGCAGTTAGTGCAAGTATTACTGAGGGTACATTAAATGTTGCTGGTGTTGCTAATACCACACTCAGTGCAGTTACCGCAAGTCTTTTTGTAAACACATTAGACACTACTGCTAAAGCTAATGTAACGCCCAGCGCAGCTACTGCTGTAACTACTGCAGGTACAACAGGTTTTGATGCTGAAGCTAATATAACAACAAGTTCTGTAACGCTGGGACTCACTGCAGTATTAGAGGCTGGCGATGGGAGCGGTAACCAAATTGGTGATGCTTTACATATAGTACCAACAACACCTGTAGGAAGTCTTACTGCTGGTACTTTAGGTTTCTCTGGCATAGCTAATCATACAATGACAGGAGCTTCCTCTAGTTTAAACGCTTCTTCAGTTGACTTTGATGCAAAAGCAAATATAACTACTAGTAGTGTCAATCTTCTTACTACTTTAGTTGATATAACAACTTTCTTAGAAGTTGATGTTACTGTAGAAGTAACTAGCTTACTAGGTAGATTTAGCACAAACTTAGCTCCTCCTGCTAACAACTTATTTGATTATGATTCATACGCAGATTTGTATAGTGGCGCAAGGACTGTATACATACTTAATGATAGTCTAGGTTTAGGAGACACCGTACATATAACACCAGAAAACTATACATTATATGTAGACTCTTACAAAGATTCTCCAACAACAGTAGTAATAACACAATAAGGACACACAATGTCTTATAAATGGCCTGATAAAGATCCTGATGAAACAATAGACTACAGCGTAGACTGGTCACGCTTTATACCAGATGACACAGTTGCTTCTGTGGCTTGGTTTGTTGATGATGCAAATGGCAATAAAGAAGAACTATCTAATGCTGAAGTGGTAGACGGTATACAGTTTGTACAACCTACTTTGTCGGGAAAAGTAGCTACAGCACGTTTTGCATCAGGCACAAACAATAAAAGATATAAAGTTACTTGTCAGATAACTACAGGTAATGGTTTAGTATTTGAGCGTTCAATCTTTCTAAAGGTGAAAGAGAAGTAATATGGCATATAATTTTATAGGACTAGTTAACGATGTTAACAATAGATTAAACGAAGTAGAATTAACAACTTCTAATTTTGCTACATCTACAGGTTATTTTTCATTTGCTAAAGATGCAGTTAATGCAGCACTTCGACATATAAATCAAGAAGAGTATGAATGGCCTTGGAATCATGTAGAGCAGGTAGAAACTCTTTTAGCTGGTACTGTAAGATATACCTACCCAAACGATGCCAAAACAATAAACATGAATAGTTTTCGTATTAAAAGAGATAGTAGTCTTAATGTAGGTACTATAAAATTAAAAGTTATGTCTTACGAAGAATGGCTAGAAAAGTATGTTGACTCAGAATACAACACAGGTACAGGTAACAGATCTACACCTACACATATAGTACGTGCGCCTAGTAGAGAACTTATATTATATCCTAACCCAGACAAAAACTATGAGTTAATATATGAGTATTACAGAATAGGGTATGATTTAGAGAGCCATGCAGATGTACCCCCTTTACCAGAGCAATATCGTTTTTGTATAATTGATGGTGCAATGCATTACGCATATCAGTTTCGTGGAGACACAGCTAGTGCAAATACGGCATTGCAAAAATTTCAAGCAGGAATAAAACACCTAAGAAGTCTTAACATTAATCGTATGAATTATATACGTGATACGAGAGTACATTTCTAATGCCAACACAATGGTCTACTCATCTTGTAGAATTTAAAGGCGGTTTAATATCTAATATGTCTCCCTTGCAGCAAGGAATAAATGCTCAAGGATCTTCTACTATATTACAAAATATGGAGTCTGATAGACAAGGTGGCTATACTAAGATAAAAGGCTATCAAAAGTTTAGTACTACAGCTATTCCAGGCACAGGACCAATAAAAGCTTTGCATGTTGTGTCGGGAGGACGTGCTGTAGTATCTCGTAAAATAGACACTGCTGCTGTAACAACAATGCAAACAGCTACAGCACAAGTAAATGGTGCTACTTCTTCAAGCACTTCTGTTGTTCTTGATAATAATAGTGGTACTATAGAAGTTGGAATGTATGTAACAGGAGATGCTAGTTCTGGTCTTTCTGGAACAGTTACTGTAGCTGCAGTGACAGACCAAAACAATATAACACTTTCTTCTGCTCAAACATTAACAGATGATGCTACTCTTAGTTTTGGTGCTTTGTCTTCAGGTGATATAGATAAAACAGCATACTATTATGGTACAGGTACAAATTGGATACATTTAGCAACTACTGCACAAGTAGGTGGAAATAAAGCCAGAAAAGTTACATTTAATTTTGATGGAGATGACAAAACACTCTTTGTTGACGGCTTACATTATCCAGGCATTTATAATGCAAGTGGTAACACTATGGAGTTTTTGTCAGCATCAAGCCCTAAAATAAATACAGATGTCCAAGGTGCTGATTTAGTAACAATATTTAAGAATACAGCATTTTATGCTAAAGATAGTACCATACTTTTTACAGCACCTTTTACTGTAGATAACTTTTCTGCTGCAGATGGTGCAGGTAGTATATCTGTAGGAAACACTGTAACAGGTCTTATTGTATTTCGTGAGCAGTTAATAATATTTACACAGGATGCTGTAAAAAGATTAATAGGTAACTCATCTTCTGATTTTTCATTACAGCCTATAACAGATAAAATAGGTTGTATTAACTCTGATAGTGTTCAAGAGTTTGGTGGGGATGTTATGTATCTTGCACCAGACGGTCTAAGACTACTAAGTGCGACAGATCGTATCGGTGACTTTGCTCTTGATGTTGCATCTGATAAAATATATAAAGACTCAGATGACTTTTTAAACTCGACAACAGAGTTTGCTTCTGTTATACTACGTGAAAAAGGGCAATATAGAATATTTGCATATCTTTCATCTCAAAACAGAGAGATTGCAGCAGGTTTAATAGCTACAAAGTTTATAGCACAAGGTGCTGACGGCATTGAGTGGTCAACAACAAAAGGTATAAAAGCATATATATGTGATAGTGTTTACTCAGATAGATTAGAAGCTATTATGTTTGCTAACGAAGATGGCTATCTTTATGAGATGGAACAGACAAACGGCTTTGATGGTAATGATGTTGAGACTATCATGGAAACTCCTTATATGCCAATTACCGATCCTGAAATACGTAAGACAGCATATAAACTAACATTATATACAGACCCTCAAGGTCTAATGGATTTAAAATTTAACCTTTTGTTTAACTTCGATTCAGGAGGAGACACAAGAATAGTTCAACCTCCTCAAATAACTATAGGAGGAGCAGCAGGTTCTGGTATCTTTACATTTGGTGCAGCCAACGCAGTGTATGGTGGTTCAGGTGTAACGTTTGGTAATAAGGTAATAAGAATATATAATGAAAACCTTATAGGGTCATTTCATACAGTAGCAATGAGAATAACAAGTAACGATCAACTACCACCCTATACCCTAGACTCAGCAGTATTACAATATAGACAAAACGATAGGCAATAATCATGGCAGGATATACACGTCAAGCAGCAGCAAATATAGTTACAGGTGGTGTCATTGACGCTGCAGACTTTAATGCTGAATACAATGCTATTGAAGCAGCTTTCAATGGCTCCACAGGTCACACACATGATGGTACAGCAGGTAATGGACCTCCTATCCAAAGCCTTGGTCCATCAAATGATCTTGTTGTAACATCTAGTGTTGTACGTGCAAAGACCAACAATACACATGACTTAGGTACATCTGCAATTCAGTGGAAAGATGGTTTCTTTGATGGCACATTACGTACAGACATACTTACTGTAGATGAAACTTCTACATTTACAGGAGATGTTACAACAGTAGCTGATGTTACTGTAGGTGGCAATCTCAGTGTAACAGGCAATGCTACTATTACTGGTAACTTAACATTTGGAGATACTGACACAGACACTGTATCATTTGGTGCTGAAATTGTTAGCAGTATAATACCTGATGCTACTAATACTTATGATCTAGGTAGTGCTACTAAAGAGTGGCGAAACCTCTATGTAGATGGTGTAGCTGAAATAGATAGCCTTAATGCAGACACAGCAGATATTGATGGCGGTACTATTGATGGAGCAGTTATTGGAGGAACTACTGCTGCAGCTATATCTGGTACAACTATAAGTGCAACTAGTGGTGTCACAGGTGATCTGACAGGCGATGTAACAGGAGATGTTACTGGTAATGTTACAGGTAACTTGACTGGTAATGTAACTTCTACAGGTACATCTACATTTTCCACTATAGATGTTAATGGTGGTGCTATTGATGGTACGGTAATAGGTGGAGGTACACCAGCAGCTATTACTGGTACAACTATTACAGGCACATCACTTGTTGGGCCACTTACAGGAAACGTAACTGGTAATGTGACAGGTAACGTAACAGGAAATGTTACTGGCACTGTATCTAGTTTATCAAATCAAGACACAGATGCGCTCTCTGAAGGTTCAACTAATTTATACTTTACAGAAACTAGAGCAAGAAATGCATTGTCTGCAGGTGAAGGTATAGATTTTGCCAGCGGTGTAATATCTGGCGAAGATGCCACTACCTCAAACAAAGGTATTGCTTCATTTAATAGTGGAGACTTTTCTGTATCAAGCGGTGCTGTGTCTATTAAGTCTAACTCTATAGGAGCAAGTGAACTTAACGTTTCTGGTAATGGTACTACTTCTCAGTTCTTGCGTTCAGATGGTGATGGTACATTTTCATGGGCTACTCCTACAGATACAGACACAGTACCAAATAACGCTTCAATCACTATATCTGGTGGAACTGGGCTTTCTGGTAGCGGCATCTTTACAACAAACCAAAGTAGTAATGAAACAATAACATTAAACCTATCCTCTGATCAACGCTTTGCAGCGGCTACAGATGTCTACGTTGGTAACGGACATGAGCATATTCATTTTAATGATGGCAGTTCTCGCATAGAATTTATGACTGCTGGTACAACGGAGAAGATGAGGCTAGACAGTTCAGGCAACTTAGACGTTGACGGTAACATCACCGCATACTCAACAAATGTTTCAGATGAAAGACTAAAGCATGATATACAAAAAATAGATGGTGCTTTAGATAAAGTGTCTCAACTAAGTGGATATACATTTAGTTACAATAAAGATGGTAAAAGATCTGCTGGTGTAATTGCACAAGAAGTAGAAAAAGTATTGCCATCTGCTGTAGAAAATAAGTCATTAGTTTTTCATGGTGAAGAGGGCGTTGAGTATAAAACTGTTCAGTATGATCAGCTTCATGGATTACTAATAGAAGCTATAAAAGAATTAAAAGAAAAAGTAGACAAATGTAAATGTGGTGAGTGTGAATAATGGCTCTTCCCAGTAGCGGTGCAATAAGTTTAAATCAAATTCACATAGAAGCTGGTGGCTCTTCAGGGTCGCTAGTTAGTATAAACGACAGCGATGTTCGTGGATTAATTGGTAAAGGCTCTGCTAGTGCCATGTCCTTTTCGGAATGGTATGGCGCAAGTGCTGCAAGTGGAACAACTACATATTTAGGCAGATCATCTACTACAACTAGAAATTTTGCCAATGGAAATAGAACACTATCATCTGGAACTAAACTTGTAGTTGTTGTGCATATAGGGCTTTTTGCTGGAACTGCAAATAATGGAGTTCAAGCTACAGCCGTTTCTTGTGGAGGCACAGCTATGACTAAGGCAGTAGGAGCAGGAGGTCACTATGCTTCAACTGGCATAGGGGGTACTTCTAGTATATGGTATTTAGAAACCTCACTTTCAGGTACACAACTTATTTCTGGTACAACATCAACGGAAGGAAGTGGCCCAACTTATGCTTATACATACGAAATATCAGGATATAATAGTGCTACTCCATATGCGACTGCCTCTGCTAACAACCAAGGTAGCGCAGCATTAAGCGATGCTATTACTGTTAATGGTCAAAATGGGGGTGTTTCTTTTATTGTGGGTGCTTGTACTGGACCTGGTACATTAACAATAAGCAATAGTGGCACTATAGATCAACAGGATAGCGCAACTTACTCTCAGTTTTTTGTTGCTCATAAAGATGGTATAGGCGGTGGAAACCAATCTTACACAATAACTAAAACTACCAACACACAAACAGACAGTGTATTTTCTTTAAATGCAGTATCATTTGGATAATTTGAGGATAGTATGTTAACGCCAGAGGAACTAGAAGATATGCTAGATCGTGCAGCCAAGCGTGGTGCTAAAGCAGCATTACGTGAAGTAGGACTGCATGATGATGATGCTCGTAAAGATATACAAGAAATGCGTAGCTTACTAGAAGCATGGCGTGATACACGTAGAGGTGTTTGGTCAACTATCGTAAAGATGTCAACAGTAGCAGTAATAACATTCATTGCCGCATCATTGTGGATGCAAATAGGGAAATAAAAAATGGCTAAGAAATTTGCAGGATTTAAGCCTGAGACACTACAAAATAAAATACTACCAGCATTAGGCTACAGTGGTCCTAAAGATGAAAAGTCTATTAACCAGTTTTTAGCATCTAATCCTGCTGCTGCAGCTAAGATGGGTAAATACACTATGGTTGCTAGGCAGATGGTAGAAGGTAAACCCATCCAAGCACAAGAGGGTATTCTTGCAGATGAAGATCAAGCTGGCATTACCACAACTGACGCAGAAGGAAAGCGTATACGTGGTGGCGATATAACTGAGAATATATTAGCAGATCCTACAGGAGCAACAACAAGAGCAGAAGTAGTAGGTGCTGATTTAGATGCTGGTCAACTAGACGCTACTGATCCTGGTTTTCAAGTAGATGCAGGAGAAGATACAACAACTACTAAAGCTGTAGCAGGTGAAGATCTTACTGCCCCAGAAGATATTACAACTAGGGAAATGGAAGCAGAAACATCTGAAGAGGCTATAAGAAAAGCTGGTGAAAAATTTACAGGAGCTAAAGGTGAGGTCAGTGATCAAGCTCTACGTGATGCAGAAACAAAGGACCCTACTAAATCTGCTGTACTTGATCTGAAGACAGAAGAAGGTACTGCTGCACAAGTAGACGCACCAGATGCATTAAAAGTAGGTGAGGGTGAACTACTTGAGGGTTCTGCTGTAGATCAAAGCAGAATAGAAGAAGAACTAGCAAAAGAGCAAGCTGTTACTGTAAGTGGTGAGCTAGATAGACTTATGCAGGACTTTGAGGGTGGTGACACACCTGCTTGGGCTGCAGGAGCTATGCGTAGAGCCAACGCAGCAATGGCTGCACGTGGACTAGGTGCATCATCAATGGCAGGTATGGCAGTTGTACAGGCTGCTATGGAGTCAGCACTACCTATTGCTCAAATGGATGCAGCTAACAAACAGCAAATGGCTATGGCTAAAGCAGAACAACGTGCTAAGTTTCTAGGCATCGAGTTTGATCAAGAATTTCAAGCTAAAGTAAAGAATGCTGCACGTATCTCTGAAGTAGCTAACATGAACTTTACTGCAGAACAAACAATAGCACTAGAGAATGCTAGACTTACTAACACTATGGATGTAGCAAACTTAAATGCTAGAAGTGCTAAGACTGTAGCAGATACAGCAGCATTGGCAAGCTTAGAAAGACAAAACTTATCTGAGATAAACAAAGCTGCTGCAGACAATGCACAAGCATTCTTAGACATGGACTTTAAAAACTTAGACAATGAACAAGAAGCTTCCAGAGTTAGGTTTCAAGAAACAGCTAATGCTATAATAAATGACACAGCACAGAAGAATGCTGCTGAACAATTTAATGCAAGAGAAGCGAATGATGCTGCAGAATTTATGGCATCTCTAGCTACCGATGTTGCTAAGTTTAATATGGATCAGCACAATGCTATGGAAAGATTTAATGCTGGTGAAGAGAATGTAATGGCTCAGTTTAATCAAGAACAGAAGTACGCCAGAGAGAAGTTTAATGCAGAAAACTATAGAATAATAGAACAGCACAACTCTGCATGGATACAATCTGTCACTACAGACGAAACTGCAGCTATCAATGATGCATACAGAGAAGAAGCAAAAGTTGCAAATGACTTAGCTAAGACAGCTTACAATAATATCATCATGGAAGAAAAAGATCTTATGTACTACGCTTTCACAGGATCAGAAAGTAAGCTAGACAGAAATAATAAACTAGCAGTAGCCAACATAAATTCTGGTAGTGGTGGTGAATTAGAAGAAGGACTTGCTGACATTGCTACTGAAGTTGTTACTTCTTATCTCACTTCTCAATTTACAGGTGGAAAATAATATGGCAGACTATGACGTAAGAGCATTCATAGAAAAAAGAAATGCTGCAATGGCACGAAACGCTAGTGCCAACCAACAGGCCGCTCAGTCTATGAGAGCAGCAGGTATAGCTAATGTTGGCGGTAAGGCTACTACATCCTCTGCAAGAGACATACAAGAAAGGTTTGGTAGAGGACTAGGCTCACGTACAGATCCTGTTACTCCTGATGTAGAAGAAGAAGACGTAGGCGGTGTCAAGAGCTTTATGAATAGTATCTTTGATTGGTTTAATTCAAGTGGTGCGTCTGAGCCTAAGATGCCACCATCATACGATGGCTCTTCTGTGTATGAGCGTGATGAATTTAATCCACAGCCTACTAGATTTAATTCTATGGTAGATATGCCATCCTATGAAGATATAGATGCAAAAATAGATGAGATGTTCTCTAAGAAAGGACAACCATACAAAGGTATATATGAGTCTACTTATGATGAGGTAAAACCTCAAGAAGGTGTAGAAGACTATAAAGCTAGAACAGCAATGGCGTCTGGTATCAATACAGCCATAAAAGGTATTATGGATACAGAACAAAGACAATCAACTGCTATGAAAGATGCTATTAATAAGACAATACAAAGTGTAATGTCTGATAGTCCTGACGTACCATATGTAATACAAGCAGGTGATACTTTATCTGAGATAGCTGTTAAGACAGGTACTACTGTAGAAGATCTTGTTAAAGAGAATAACCTTAAAGACAAAAAAGGTAACACTATCTTTGCAGGAGATGAACTAAAGATACCTTCAGCTAAATCTACTAAGACTAAAGAAGATATTGTTTCTTCTCTTACAGGTGGTATGGATAGTGGAGACTATTTA